AACCAATTGATCCTTGTAAACCAGTTGAACCAAATGTTCCTTGTGCTCCCGTAATACCTTGTACACCCTGTAAACCATTTGTTCCTTGTGTTCCTTGAACACCTTGAATTCCTTGAAGGCCATCTGCGCCTATATAACCAGATGTTCCCTGTAAACCAATTGCACCTTGAATACCCGTTAAACCTTGAAAACCATCAAAACCTTGTAAACCCTGAATACCTTGAATTGTAGAAATTTGTGTAATATCAACAAAATAACGTGCATCATCATTCCAATGTGTTGTTCCATTACCAATTTTAAATTTATGTGTGTCTGTTTCGTAACCAATTTCACCTGCATACAAAACTGGGTTATTACTGGTCCAATTTGTTGAAGTATCTCTTCTTACTTGAATAACAACTGACATTATGAATGACCTCCTTGAATAACTAATACGGAAGGTTCATTGTTAGAATTTCCGCCATCTAAATTATTATAAATTAAAAGTCCTGGGTTTGCCCAAGCTCTTGTTCCATTTGCAGTTGATGTTAAAAAATAACCATCTTGAGCGGGAACACCTAAATCTGGTTCTGCTTCAGATAATTCTAAAAAGTTATATCTATCTGCAGATACTTGAGTTGAAGGAACTTTTTTAACTTTACCAGATAATATTTTAGCCATTTAATGTCTCCAAAACGCTAAGAACTATTTGCAATGTATTATTAGCGCTTGCATATGAATTTACTGATTGACCTGTTTCAATTACAAGTTTTCCAGTTGTTGCTGATGCTGAATCATTTCCTGGTATTGAAAAATCTTTAATTAAATATGTTGTATTTGTTCCATCATAATGTGAGAATGTTGCTTGGGCAGAAGATGATGTAATATTGCTAATTTGAGCCATCAAAATAATTGAAGTATATCCAGTAGGTGTTGTATAAAGGGTTTCAGCGGTATCAGTTAAATCCGCTCTTACTGTTCTAAAAATATTAAGTGCTGATGCCATTTTTTATCCCTCTAAAGCCAAAATATATGGTGTCATTACTGCAAACAAACTTCTATCAAATGTTACTCCTGCTATTGTACCAAGAGTTCCGTTAATTACTAAATCTCCGCCAATTTTAAAATTACCTCTTTGGTCAGTACTTGACGCATAAACATTACCACCACCAGAAGTTACTACTTCATTTGCTTCTATTGGTTGACCGCCAACTTGCGGAAGGGCCGTTGCTAAATTAGTTCCACTGCCAACATACTCAAAAGTATGTCCTGAAGCTAAGATTAAACTTCTTTGATAAAATTTGGCGGTAATACCAGAATTATAATCTGATTGTAAACCTTCAACTAATGTAATAGTTGAACTTCCACCAGAAACATGGGTTGCAGATTCTATTGTATAAAAAGTAGATCCATTATCAAAAGTTACTACGTTGTTAATATATGGTGTTTGAGATAAATCATTTATAGTAATTGTTTTTTGATATTTGCTCATAGATATTGTTGTTCCAGTATAGAGAAGATTGCTTACTCCATCCGCAACTAAACCGTAATTACCAAAACTTGAATCAGAACTTAGTAAAGAACAAAATCCTCCAGATTCGCACCAAATTCCTTTATCGCAACCAATTGTATAAATTGCAACAAGTTGTGCATAACCTTGATTTATAATATGTATTCCAATACCGCCTTGATTTACTTGTGTAAAATCACCAGACACCATTGATTTACCGCCACCAACTACAGAACCATCAATTCTCATTCCAGTTCCTGTTGTGGTTGTTGAAGAACAATTATAAACATATGGACTTGTAGTAATTACTCCAGCAGATCCATTTGGATTAAATGCAATTGCTGCAGCGGGAGCAACGTGATTTATAAACGTTACTTCTGTAATATATACGCCATTATTTACATAAAAAATATCTGCATCTGCAGTTGAACCAGAAATTTTTACATTGCGAAGACTATCTCCTACTAATGCTACGTTTGCTGGAATTGTTACTGGATTTTGCTCTAAATAATTTCCACTAGCAACTTTTACTGTTGTACCAGAGCTTGCTACGGACATTGCTTTTTTGATAGTTAAAAATGCTCGGGATGGATCTTTTCCATCATTATTATCATTACCGCTTTTTGAAACATAAAGAGTATTTGGAGATGATTGATCTCCTACGATTTCCCAATTTGATCCATCATTATATTTGATTTTATTTTTTGTTGAATTAAAATATAAGTCGCCTTGACGAGCAGAATTTGGATCAGAAGGAATTGAAGGTAATTTGATGGGGGTTAAAAAATTTTTAGACATCAATCTCCTTAAAGAAGCGGGGAGATTTAAGCTCCCCGCTTATTATTTTTTTATTATCCTTGTACTACTACTTTGTATGCTTCATTATCTGGAACAGTTGCAAAACCAATTACAACATTGTTTAGATCTTGAATAGTTACATCAGTTTCAACTTGTTCATATGTTGATGAATCATAAACAGCTGTTTCAACTATAGAGTTAAAGTTGTGATTAACTGTGTAGTTTGTGTGAACTCCATCACCAATTGTGAATGTTTGCTTGCGAACAAGAGTTGTGGTATCTGCCTTAAGTTCACCAGTGGTTCCGTTAAGGTCTAATCCAGATCCTACTGAAAGAATTCCTGCATTTTGTCCTTGAATACCTTGGATTCCTTGAATGCCTTGTGTACCTTGTGTACCCTGAATACCTTGTGTACCTTGTGTACCATCGTTACCTTGGATACCTTGAGCACCATCTACACCTTGAATACCCTGTGTACCATCATTACCTTGGATACCCTGTGTGCCTTGAACGCCTTGAGCAGCAAGAAGGTTCCAAAAACCAGTAACATCTGGTTGTTCTCCATTATTACTTGCAATAGCAATGTATGAAGCACCATTATAAGAAACTACATCGTTTTGATTATAAATGGTATTGTAATCCCAAGCACCCTGCCATGTAAACGATGTGCCAGATGTACCTTGGGCACCATCCATACCAGAGGTACCTTGAGCACCGTCGTTACCTTGGATACCCTGAATACCTTGAGCGCCATCCATACCAGATGTACCTTGAATACCATCGTTACCCTGGATACCTTGAATACCGTCAGTACCTTGAATACCTTGAATACCGTCTGTACCTTGAACACCCTGTGTACCTTGTGTACCATCAAAGCCTTGAATACCATCAGTACCTTGTACGCCTTGAGTTCCTTGTACGCCTTGTGTACCTTGAGTACCAGTTAGACCTTGAGCACCTACACCAGAACCTACTGTAAATGAAAGTGCGTCTGAACCAAGTTTAATTGATAGATCTGTGTTAGATCCATCATTAATTTGAATCCAAACAGTTCCCGTGTTTGTTGTTCCGTTAAGAACGTAAACATAGTCACCAGAAATTACTTCGGCGGGGGTGCTGTTGTCGTAATCAGTAGCACGAGTTAATACGTATGGTGCAGAAGCTCCACCTGTGCTAGTTACTGTATAAATACCATTTTCAATTCCGTTGGTTTGGTCTTTAACCAAGATACGAGTTGTAGAAGGCTCGCTTCCGTTAAATGTATACCCGTCAACAGACAAGAAGCCATTTGAGTTAGCGGTTAATGTTGCACCAACACCGTATCCATTTTCAGAATCTGCTGATCCACTTTGATATGTAGCATCTAGATTTGCTGTAGTTGCGTATTTAACAGCTGCGTGAGCATTCTGTGTTCCCGCTTGACCAGCAATACCTTGAATACCTTGTACGCCCTGGATTCCGTCTGTACCTTGAACACCCTGTGTGCCTTGTGTACCAGTTGTACCCTGTGCACCAGTTGTACCTTGAGTACCATCGTTACCCTGAATACCTTGAATGCCTTGTGTACCTTGTACACCTTGTGTACCTTGTACGCCTTGAGTTCCTTGAATACCTTGTGAGGTATTAATCCAGTGTGAGCCATCCCAGGTACGCAAATATCCTAGACTTGTGTCAAAATAAATTTGACCGACTTTTGGATTTAAAGGAGCTGTAGAAGATGGCTGAACTACAGCATTAAGTAGTTGATTTCCAACTAAATCTAAATTAACTAAATATTTTTTTGCCATTGTGTAAAAACACTCCCTTTTTTATTTTTTTTATGATAGATAAGCGTAACCTGAAATGTTACTAGAAAATGTTAACCTAATATTATTTATGTTAACGTATTCTATATCTGATTCTATAGTATTTCCACTGTAATCCAAAATAGTTACATTTGGATTAAAGCCTAAGCCATGATTTATATTCCATATTGATGATTGATTTGCTTGTTCATACTTAAAAGAAACTTGAGAAGTAGAAAATGATACTCCCGCCACTCCTTGAGCACCTTGCAAACCAGTTAAACCTTGTAAACCACCAATACCTTGAACACCTTGTGTTCCAATTAAACCTTGTGATCCTGTTGTTCCTTGTGAGCCAATAGTTCCCTGAACGCCAATTCCAGTTGAACCTTGAATTCCTTGAAAACCCAGTGAACCTGCACTACCTTGAATACCCTGTAAACCAGTTAAACCCTGTGCACCAGTTGCACCTTGAATACCAGCTCCAGTTAAACCTTGAACACCTTGTATTCCAGCAATTGCGCCAACATTTTGCCAAATATTGTGAACATTATCCCATACGTATAAATTTTGTAAAACTAAATAAGCATCGCCAACAGAACCCGTTATATGTGCTGCAATTAATTCTGCATATGAATTATAAGAGCCAAGTATTGTAACGCCAGATCCAGCAGGTCCTGTTTGTCCAATAGCACCTTGTAAACCTTGAATTCCTTGTAAACCAGATTGTCCTTGAGAACCCATTGGTCCTCTAGCACCTCTTGCACGAACTACAATTGTATTTTGAGCCATTAAATCACTCCTGCATTTACTTCAAACCATCCTTGAAGAAAAAGAATAGTTTCTCCATATTGATCTGAACCTAAGATTTCATAAGCAGCTCTTGGGTAATTAAAGTGGCGGGTTTGTGTTGATGAAAAACGAATATCAAATATTCCATTTGCTGCATCAGTAATTTCTATTCCCTGCCCAATTTGTAATTTAGCAGAGACCAATCTGCCACCTGGTCTGTCTTTAACTTCTGCCACAATATTTATACCTGATATATTTATTGGAACTTCATCTGGATCAACATATTGCAGCTGAAGGTCAAAAGATTCACCCTGTGTGACCTTCCAGTTAACATCTTGATCTGAAGTGATTGACATATTACCCCTTGGAAACTTATTTAATAAAATTATATCAGTTTAATTAATTAAATCATAGAAAAACCCCCGTCATATTAAACGGGGGTTGCTTAATTATTTTTTAATTTTGACCAATATCTACAATCTCACATTCACCAGATACACAAGCTAATGCCTGAGTTCCAGTAGTAGTGTCTTCTAGTTCATATAATGACAAAGCATTCCAATCAATGTTTTTAGGCATTTTATCAAGAAGTTCTTGATATTGATCTTTTGTAACTTCTTGATATGGTGCCTGAACATATGTGTGCTCAGAGTATGGCAAAAATGAAATACCAGATACTTCATCAAAATGCTTGTATACCCAAGCACCTACCTCCATCCATTCATCTTCTTTTACAGATACGGTAATTGAAGGTTTGTGCTCACACCAATGTCTTTGATATGTCAACCAAATTTCAAGTTGTTGTAATGCTGTCAATTTATCTCTGGTGATTGCATGTGATGGAGCTTTTACTGGAAATGAAAACACATAAGTATCATTTGGCTTCATTACATCATCTTCTGCAGGAATGCCTGCATCTTTTAAGAAACTTGAAATAGGATCATTTTTAGAACCACGAACTGTTCTAATATAATATTCTGAATGCCATGGATGCATTCCTGAAGATACCCCGACCAATTGAGATACTGTGCCTGACGGCTTAACACAAGTTACTGCTGCTGAAGCGGGAATCCCAATTTTCTCTGCCTCTACAACGTTTGTAGTAACTGCATATTCACGAAGATTATCTAAAACTTCTGCAAGAACTTTTAAATTTTCTTGTCCAGAAAAAAACTTGTGTCCAAATTGTCCTGTTAATGAAACTCCAAGTAGGCGTTCTTCTTCTGTATTATCTTTCCAAATTTTGCGAATGTATTTAAAATCTGTAAGCGTTGATTGCCATGTTCCAAGAATTGAAGCAAGACGAACTTTATTCTTTACATCTTCAATAGTATCTTTTTCACGCAATACAACTTCTGAAAGGTTACAAAATTGATAAGGGCGAAGAATAATTTCTGAACATGGGTTTGTACCATAATGAATATCTGGGCTACGACGACCATATTTTGCTGCTTGTGCTTGCGCTGCTGCAACATTATAAATTCCACGTTCTCCAGACTTTGAATCATACAAAGATTTCCATTCTGCAATAAATTGAGCCATTTCTGGTTTGCGTGAGTATGCTACAGAGTTATTTGATAAAGAGCGTTGTGAATTTGATTCCCACCAATTACCAGCTTTTGCAGCTGCCATTTCAATATCATTAATATTTGAAAGTGAAATCATTGCAGAACGACGAACTCCTCCAACAACTACAACTTCGCCAATCTTGCACATAATGTCATGACATTCAATTGGCTTAAGATTGCGACCAAGTGCTCCTTTAAAAATTTGTACTGTAAAATCAAAAAGATTAACTAATGGTTGTGGACCAGACGAACGTCCACCCATTGTTTTAAGTCGTGCGCCTGCAGGGCGAACTTTACTTACATCAATTTGTGGAATTTGTCCAGCCCAAAGCAATGACAAAAATTCACGATAGGCTTTTGCCCAACCTTCTTTTGAGTCGCCAACAGAAACAACTGTATTTGATTTTTCTAATGTTTCAGGAAGGACGGGGAGTTTATTAATGTACTTATATTCAACAGAGAATCCAACACCAGTACCACACATTAAAATATACATAGCTTCATCAAATGATCTAGCATTATCAACTGGAAGAAATGCACAGTTATATCCAGAAACATTTTCTCTTTCTAATGCTGGTCCAGAAGTCATAACACTTCTCATAGATGGCATAACATTTCTGTTAAATACAGCATCACGAAGTTCCTCTAAAGTTCTATCATCTGGAACATAACCATGTTTTTCACGCAATTGAATAACCATAAACTTAAAGTATCGGTCTACAGTTTCTCCCCATGTTTCTCTGCGATTCTCATCTTCTAACCAACGGGCGTAGCGAGAGAGTGCAATAAAATTTTCATATGGGTTTTCAATTGTGTTTGACATGTTGCTCCTAAAATTGATTTTTGAATAGAGATTAAGTGTATCATGAGGATTTTTATAAAATCAGAATTTTACTATTTTATATATTATTAGTTTGTTTTAAATGTGTATTTCCTGAAATTAAAGATTTTAGGCAAAGCCCCCCTACCCCCCATAAAAAAAATAATTTTTACAGGTTGTAAGAGAAGCTTTTAAAATCAAAATTAGGAAAAGTATTTCCTTCATTATGAGTTTCAGTGAAAAGCCCCCACAAACCAATTCTGATTGTAGCATAACAATATTTTCTTGTCTAGTGAACGGGGATATTGACATCAATTTTAATGCGTGGTACCATTGAAGTCTACTCTTACCCCAGGAGGTACATATGAATAATATGAACAAAGCAAGGATAAGAACAGTATGGGCAACAATTGGTATGATGATAATCACATTGTTGTTTGGTACAACCAAAGCTCATGCTATAACAGCACCAACTATATCGTACAGCAGCGATGTATTGTATGTCAACAATTATGTTAATTTGGTTAACATCAAAGATATTATAACTGTTGATATCAGTAAAAATAAAAGTAACAATGTCGTTTATCTCGTTAGAGATTTAAAAACTAAAACAACTTTTACAATGCCCTCATATAGCAAATTGCTAAATTTAAAAACAAGAGTAGACAAAAGGGTAATAATCTCAAGATTAGCAAATGGAATCATGAGTCAAGAAACAGGTGGTGTAGGAGCATATCTACGCCATTCTTATTCCAGCAGTGCATGTGGAGCTTTTCAGTACATGTCTGTAACATGGGATAATTTTATGGGTTATAAAGATCCCTGCAAAGCCCCATCATGGGTACAAGATCTTCGCATGACGTCTGAATTAAAGGCTTCTTACGAAAAGTACCATGATTGGAAAAAAGCAGTGGCAGCCCATTTATCACCAGCAAGGGCGGGAAATATGAAAACTTGGAATCAACCACTAAAAGGTAATCCTACCGTTCTTCAATATGTCACATCTGTATTTCAGAAGGCAAACATAGCACTCTGATGAAAATTCAAGTTTTCTCAGAATATTATAACTTAGCACAGGCGGGTAGGGTAAAACCTCTCGCCTGTCCTAATCACAGGGACGAAGAAGGTCTACCAATAGTTTTATATTGGCTGACACATAAAGAAGTAGATGATACAATCATCTTATACTGTACCGCTTGCGGTTACGAACAGAGAGCTGGATTACAGCTTTATGAAAATATTATTGAGCAAATTAGGAGAGTAAAAAATGGCATATGAGCCAAAAGCTGGAGATTACGGAGTAGTAAGGACAAATGGATGGGCTGCAAAGTTTATTCAAGTTGGAACTATTTCAAGATGGAACCATGCCTTTATATACATTGGAGACGGGCAGATTGTAGAAGCTCGTCCAACAGGAGTAGTTATATCTTTAGTAAATCAATACCCTAAAATTGCTTGGAATCAACATGAAGATATTGATGACAATACACGAGGTAAGATTGTTGCAGCAGCACATCATTTTGTAGGGCAACCTTATGGATTTCTTGATATAGCAAATATTTTATTCAGAATTCTTGGACTTAAAGCTTTAGCAAATACAAAGCTATTTGAGAAGCTTGCAATGAGTCATGGGCTTATCTGTTCAGAACTTGTCTCCTTAGCTTATAGGGACGCTGGGATTGATTTAACAGGTACTCCTGATCATACTGTAACCCCTGGCGATTTAGCAGAGCGATTAATTTATCAGTGAGCCGAAAAAAGGAATAATGGATTTTTTACCTATAGTTGATGGAAGATCATGTCAAGATTGTACAAAGTGTTGTGAGGGCCATTTAAGGGCAGATATCAAACTATCTGACGGACGGGAAACTTGGATTGGTCAAGAAGAAGATGGAAGCCTACACCCATGTGCAGTTTTACAATTAGGAGTAGGGTGCGGGGCATATAAAGAAAGACCAGTAAATCCATGTGCTATATTTAAATGTGATTATTTAACAGATTCTACTATGCCTGAATCATTTAAGCCTTCAAGAAGTAATGCTATTTTTAATACTCGTACAATTAAAGATATTGAATATACGATGCTGATTGAGGCGGGACGGAAATTAGATTCAGAAGTTTTATCTTGGGCAATAGAAAAACATTTATCTGCAGGTACAAATTTTGCATGGAGAGTATTAGGAAATATATTTTGGATAGGCTCTGAAAAGTTTAATAATATGATGGCAGAAGATTATCCATTATTGGCTGAAGGAACCTCACATGGCACGAATACACATTGAGAGGGCTTACATTGAGCCGTTCGGGGAAGAAGAAGAAAACCTCTCCATATTGATTCATATTAAAGAAATAGATGCCGAGGGCAATATAAATCATATATATGCGGGGAAAGTTGAATTAGATCAACCCATTAAATGGCTATATACAGAAAACAATAAAGATGGGGATTTAATGATTAATAATAGTCAATCTATGGAAGCCAATAAATGGAACTATCTGACTAAAGAGATAATAGGCGGGGATATTGATGGGTAATCTAGGGGAAGAAATAGAAGATAATACTCTTATACCTATAGTAGAGAATATAAGAGAGTTAT